CCGCGTCGGTCGAGTCCTGCCCGTCGTGGTGCCGGGGCCCGGATCGGAGTCGGAGTGGGAGGACCGGGAGCGATGACGGCGCGCGACGTGCGGGCGCGGCTCACGCTGGAGTTTTACTCCTACGCGCAGCTCGCGGCGATGTGGCATCGGGCCCAGGGCACGATTCGGAATTGGGTGTGGGCGGAGCGCCGCGCGGGTCGCCAGATCGTGGGGTTCTACCGACTGACGACGGGCGGCGCGCGCCGGGAGTTCCTGATTCGTGGAGACAGCGCTGAACGATTGCGCGCGCGATACGTGCGGGAGCGTGTCAACTAAAATCGCCGCATCACGTGTTGTTGTCATGTGTAGGTGTCATTTTCGGCCATGGGCGAGACGCTGTGTGAAACGGCTGGGGTGTACGCTCTCGCGCGTGCGCAAGGGCCGGGCTCGCTCTCGACGCTCACGGCAACCCTACGCGCCGTCCATTCGCGCGCCAAAGCCGCGGTCGCTGCCGCCCTTGAACAAGCTGACGCTGGAGCACGACGCGGCAGAACTGGAGCGCCTGGCGCGAAAGACCGTCGGCGGGATTCTCGACGCCGATCCCCCGATGCCGGCCGATCTGCGGCTCAAGGCCGCGATCGCCGTCCTCCCGCGCCGCGACAAGCTGGAGGGCACGCTCGGCCTCGAGCCGAAACTCCCGCCGGGCTTCTACGAGGCCCTCGTGACGGGCGATCTGAGCAAACTGGAGCGGCGGGCATGACGCCGCTCGCGGACGCGCTCGTCGCCTTCCGGGCGGACCTGGCCCGCTGGCGGGCCCGCGCGTGGGCGTTCGTGGCCGAGTGCGGGTGGACCTACGACGAGGCGGATCTCGCGCACCCGATCAAGCCGTTCCCGGTGGCGGCCTGCGTGCCCTGCCGGCGCTACGTGGGGCACGAGGACACGGCGCGGTGTCCCGATTGCGGCGGGACGCCTCGGCCGCTCCGGTACCTGGAGCACGTCGCCGATGCGTGGCAGGCGCTCGGGACCGGGGAGCGGCCGCCGGTGCTCTACGTGCCGAAGCCGCGCCGCATGAAGTTCACGTGGCTCTTCGCGCATCTGCACACGTGGCTCGCGCTCTTCCACGCGGGCGCCGGGATCTTCCTGGTGTCGAGCAAAGAGGCGAAGTCCGGCGAGTTGATCGACCGCTGTGAGTTCATCGTGGACCACCTGCCGTGGCCGGTGAAACCGGAGGTCAAGCGCTCGGGCCCGAAGCCGCACTACCAAAGCCCCGCGCTGATCTTCCCCCGGCTCGGCTCCAAGATTCTCGGGATCGCGGAAGGCCCCGACCAGCTCCGGCAGTTCGGCGCCTCGGCGATCCTGTTCGATGAGTTCGGCACCTGGGACTACCCGCGGGCGACCTTCGCCGCCGCGAAGCCGTGCATCCTGGGCGGCGGGCGGCTGGCGATCGTGAGTTCCGCCTACCCCGGCACGTGGCGCGCGATGTGCGATGGTGACTTTTCCGCATGAGACACGCCATGATCCTGTCGTTGCGCGAGCGGCTGGAACGCTACACGATGCCGGAGCCAAACTCCGGCTGCTGGATCTGGATCGGTGGTCGCACGCCCTTCGGTCATGGCCGAATCGCTCGGCCCCGTGGACCTGGACAACGGGCGGCGTCCCGCATGGTTGGTGCCCATGTGGCGACGTACGAGGTTCTTGTCGGCCCCATTCCGGCGGGTCAAGTGGTCCGACATCGCTGCGATCAACCGTGGTGCGTGAACCCGGCGCATCTGGTCCTCGGCACGCAGGCAGACAATCTGCACGATATGTTCTCACGCGGTCGCCAAGTGACCACGCCACGCAATGGCGTCAACAACGGCCGGGCACGGTTCACCCCGGCCCAAGTCGCCGAGATGCGTCAGACTTACTGGACAACGCGGCAGGCGCCGCGGGGCCACGGCCGCATCTCAACGCTCCAGCTCGCCACCCGATATCGAACCAGCAGGTCCCACATGTACCGGATCGTCACCGGCCAAGCTTGGAGGTAGAGGACTCATGTTCAACGGACGCCCCCGGAAACCGAAGTTCGGCGGCCGCGGCGCCACGCTCAAGCCGGCGCTCCCGAGCGCCGGCATCCTGCCGCAGAAAGCCCGGACGATCCTCCGCGACGGCGAGGTGCGGGGGACCCCGCTGACGCCCGCCCAGCGCGGGATGTTCGGCGCCGCAGCGGGGCGCGGGCGGAAGAAACCGAGCGCCGGGGAGTACGTGTAGCATGCCACCCCTCACCCTCCGCCCCGCGATCGTGCCCCCGGGCGCCGCGGAGCCGATGCGCGGCGTCTGGGAATGGCGCGTGCCGGGGGCGACCGTGATCCTCCCGTTTCTCTCCGCCGACCCGCTGGAGGACGACGAGGAGGCCCTGGAGCGGCGCGAGGCCGGCATGCCGCCGCACGAGGCTGCCCGCGAGCATCGCGTGGACTTCGCGGTCTTCACCGGCAAGCCGGTTTATCCCGAGTACCGGGACCACCGCCACCTAGCCCGCGGCCCGCTGCCCTACGTGCCGAATCGCCCGATCCTCCGCGGCTGGGACGTGCCGGGCCCGATCGCGTGCGCGTGGGGGCAGCTCGTCCCGATGCCGCAGCCGGGCCGGAACCGGACCGATGGCGCCGTCTACCGCTTCCACGGCCTTGCGGAACTCTACGCGGATATCGGCGTGACGGCCGCAGGGGAGCTGGTGCGCCAGCAGAGCGCCATGCTCTTCCCGGACGTGCGGCAGTTCCTCGACTGGGCGGACCCGCAAGCCTTTGCGAAAACCGGGAACGACAAGCGCTCAGCCGCCGATGAGTTGCGGAAGCTCGGGATTCTGCTGAACCCGAGCGCCATCACGAACACGGAGCGGCAGATCGCGGTGCGGACTTGGCTCACGCGGAGCGTGCCGACCGCGACCGACCACGAGCCGGCGGGCGCGTTCCTGCTCGATCCCTCCTGCGTGATCACGCGCGACGGCTTCAAGTCGGGGTACCACTACAAGGAAATCGAGAAGTCCGGCCGGTTCAAAGAGGTGCCCGAAAAGAACGAGTTCTCGCACCTTCTGAACGCCTGGGAGTACCTGATGGCCCGGCTTGAGGTGAGTGCGCCGGAGACGGCGCGGGCAAAGGCGGAGCCGCTGGAGTTCAGGCAGGTGCTGGGGGCGCTGCGATGAGGCTGAAGCGTACCCGGCGCCCGCCCGCGGGGCCGGTCACCTCGACGGGGGTCCACGTGATCGCGGAGAGCACACGCGCGCTCCTCGATGCCATCCCCGATGGCCCCGACATGCGCATCGTGGGCGAGTTCCCGTTCCCCTTCCGGCCGGTGCCCGTGTACCTCCGCTCCATCCGCGAACCGGCCTCGTGGTACGGCTGCACCCCGCTCGTTCACGTCATCGGCCGCTGGGACCCGCTCTGCCGCTGCTGGAGTTTCACGCAAGCCGGCGACCCCTTCGTGCCGGAAGGCGCGGACTGATGGCCGACCCCAAAGGCTGGGTCGCTCGCCGGGTGCTCGGCGCGTGCCTCAGCGCGATCCTGCTGGGCCTGCTCACCGTGGCCAGCGCGCAGATGTTCCTCCAGGGCGGCATCAAGGAGCCCGGCACCAGCCCCGGGAAGATCACCAGCCACGACGTGGCCCCGGACGTCGAAGCCCTCGACGTGTGGTGCGCCAACTGCACCGGCAGTGAGGGGTTGACGGACGCTGAGTTGCGTGCGGCGCCGGTCGAGGTGACCGGCACGGTGGACGTTGGCACCCCGCACGTGATCGTGGACAGCGCGCCGACCACAGCCGTCACGGGCCCCCTGACCGACGCGCAGTTGCGGGCGACCCCGGTGCCCGTCTCCGGGACCGTCACGGCCAGCGGCCCGCTCACCGACAGCCAGTTGCGCGCCACGCCCGTCCCGGTGAGCGGCACCGTGACGATCGGCACCTTCCCCGACAACGAGCCCTTCAACGTGGCGCAGCTCGGCGGGACGGCCGTGGTGAGCGGGGGCCTGGCGGGTTCCCAATCGGTGGGCGGCACCGCCGGGAACGACGCGGCGATCACGCAGAATCCGGTCCTCCTCGGCTGTGAGACGATCGCCCAGGGGTCGCAACCCACGGCCGCGACTGCGGGGAATCAGCGGCGGTGCCTGGCCAGCCGCGAGGGCGCGCTCTTTGTCCAGGAGGGCAGCGCGAACCGCTTCTCGTGCTTCGTCCAGGCCGTCACCGTGACCACCCAGTGTCAGGCCGCGCCGGCCGCTGGGTTGCGCGCCTACGTCACCGGCGCGGCCCTCTCGAACCAGGCCGCCACCGTGCAGACCCTCGACGTCGTGTTCGGCACGGGGAGCAACTGCGCGACGGGGACCACGGCCCTGACCCACAAGTTCCAGATGGGCACGAACGCGACGACCACAAGCCCAATGGCCGTGGTCCTGCCGTTCACCACGCCGCTCGTGCCCACGGCGGCCACGGCCCTCTGCCTGCGCCCGTCGGCCGCGACCGCCTTCGGCGCCACGCTCACGGGGTTCATCGCGCCGTGACGCCCTTCGAGCGCGCGCTCCTCCGCACCGGCGCGGTGATCCTGGTCGTCTATCTGCTCTTCGCCGCCGCGTGGAATGGCTGGGTTCTGGCCCAGCAGACGATCGTGCAGCTCGTCACGCTGGAGCGCCGGGCGCTGACCGCCGAGGCCCAGCTCAAGGCCGCCCAGGACGAGCTGCGCCTCCGGCCCCCGGCCCCCGCCGGTCCCGCGAAGGCCAAGCCCTAATGCCCGTCCCCGCGCCCGGCACGCCCGCCCACGACCGGCTGCGGGACCTCGTCCGCTCCCGCCGGGACTTCTCCAAGCGGTCCATGAGCCAACGCTACCCCCAATGGCGCCAGAACGAGAAGCTCTACCGCGCCTTCGTGGACGCGGAGGAGACCGACAAGGAGGGCAAGAAGAAATACCCGTGGGCCCGGTCCATCGTGGTGCCGATTTCCTACGCCGTGATGCAGACGATGCTGGCCTTCGACGTCAACGCCTTCACGCAGCGCCGGCCCGTCACGAGTCTGGAGGGCGTCGGCCCCCAGGACGTGAAGCCCGCGAAGGTCATGGAGCAATACCTCCACTGGGAATGGCAGGTCCGCCGGATGCTCCTGACCCTCTACACGTGGCTCCTCGACCGCCGCCGGTACGGGATCGGCTGGCTCTGGAACACCTGGGCGCAAGACGTCGGCTTCCGCACGGTCTCCGACGCCCGCACGCTCACCCTCCCGATCCTCGGGACCACGCTCACGCTCCCCGCCACCCGCCGCCGGGAGGCCGTCGTGCGCTACGAGGGGAACGACGCCGCCCCGGTGGACCCGTTCAACTTCTGGCCCGATCCCCGGGTGCCGCTCGCGGACTTTCAGCGCGGGGAGTTCGTGGGCCGGACGATCCGCCGCTCGTACTCCTACATGCTGGAGCAAGAGGCCGCCGGCTTCTACGCGAACGTGCGTGCGATCCCGAAGGCCCCGCTGGGTCGCCGCGGCGCCGAGTCGGACGAGAGCGAGCGGAACCGGATGCTGAACCTCTCGGACGAGTGGGCGGCGCGCGGCGACACCGTGGACTTCCAGGAGAAGGGGTACGTCGATCTGGACGAGGGGATCTTCAAGCTGATCCCGCGCGACTACGAGTTGGCGGGCGGGACGACGCCCGAGCTGTGGTGGGTCACGCTGGCGAACGATCAGACCATCGTGCGGGGCGATGCGTACGCCTTCGACCACATGAGCTTCCCCTCCGCCGCGATGGAAGCCTCGCCCGACGGGCACGCCTGGGCCAACCCGGGGAACGTCGAGCAGTTGCAGGGGCTCCAGGAGCACACGAGCTGGCTCTACAACTCGCACATGGAGAACGTCCGCAAGATCCTGAACGACATGCTGGTGGTCAACCCGGGCATGCTGGAGCTGGACGATTTGCTGACGCCGCAGCCAGGGAAACTCCTCCGGGTCCGCCGGGAGCAGTACGCGAACCCCGCCGCCGTCGAGCAGGCCGTCAAGCAACTCCAGGTGACCGACGTCACCAGCGGCCACCTGCGCGATCTGAACGTGAACCTCGACCTGATCCAGCGCGTCACGGCCGCCCCCGAGAACCTGCAAGGCGTCATCGCGCAGAAGGACCGGACCCTGGGGGAGCAGCAGATGGCGGTGGCCTCCGCCTCCGGTCGCCTCAAGGTCGAGGCGCAGCTCGCCTGGGTCATGGGCATGGTCCCGTGGACCGTCCAGCGCGTGCAGAACCTCCAGCAGCTTCTCTCCGACCGCCGCTGGATTCGCGTGGTGGGCGAATACTCCCGCGTGCTCGGGGTGTCGCGGGATCAGCCCTTCCTGCACGTCGGCCCCGAGGAGATCCAGGGGCAGTTTACCTACGAGATCATCGACGGCACGGTGCGGGCCAATGACGCGATGCTGAACGTGTGGAAAGAGATCTTCGTCACCGTCGCCGGCGACCCCGATCTGCGCCAGGAACTCGAGGTGTTGGAGATCTTCCGCACGTTGGCGCAGATGGGCGGGGTGACCAACATCGACGAGTACGTGCGGCAGCGCCAGCCGATTCCCGCCATCGCGCCCGGCGGCGTCCAGGTGCTGCCCGACGAGCAGGTGGCCCGCCAGGTGGAGCGGGGGAACCTAGTGCCGGCAGGCGCCGCACCCCGGAACGGCGCCCCGCCGCGGGAGGTGGCATGACGACCCTCACCGCCGAGCAAGTCCGCGACCTCACCGCCGCCGCTTCGCGCCACCGCGCCGAGCTGGTGGCCACCGCCCGCGAGATCGGGCACCTGGCCGCGCAGCCGGGCTGGGCCGTGCTCGACCGGCAGCTCCATGTGCGGATCGAGCGGCTCCGCGATGCCCTGGAGGCCGCCCCAGCGGGGGACGGGCTGGTCGTGGCCACCCTCCAGCAAGAGATCAAGACGCTCCGATTCCTGCTGCGGTGGCCGACTGAACTCCGCGAGATTGTCGAGACGGAAGCGAAGCTGGCCGCGCAGGCCGCTCCCCCCACCCC